ACTAAGCGCGCCGAGGACCACCTGCAGTACGCGTCCGAAGTGCGCCCCCTATCCGTGCAAGAGGTCTTCAATGAGTGGTTCGCAAGGTTCGGCGGAAAAGAGCCCGCCCGAAAAGAACCCCGTGGCAAAGGCGATCGCCGAGGCGATGGCCGGCCTGCAAACGCAGATCGTTCGGCGCAAGCTGCGTGAACTGAAGCTGCTGGAGATCAACGCGCGCTATATGTCGCCGCAGGAGTTCGATCAGCTGGTGGAAAACCTGCGCGTCGATGGCAAGCTGACCAGCGTGCCGCTGATCTACCGCGACACCGTGCTGTCCGGCAACCACCGCGTCTCCGCCGCGATCAAGGCGGGGATCGACGAGGGCGATTGCATGGAGATCCTTACCGAGTTGCCGCCGGAGCGGCAGGTCGCGATCCAGCTCGCGCACAACGCGATCGTCGGCAAGGACGATCCGAACGTCCTGGCGCAGCTTTACACATCGATCGGCACGCTGGGGCTGCGCAAGTACACCGGCGTCACCGACGACATGCTGCAGGTGACCGAGGAGAAGATGGCCTCGCTCGGCGTGACGCGCCCGAAATACGAAGAGCTCGTCCTCATCTTCCTGCCCGAAGAGAAGCAGGCATTCCTCGATCAGCTGCGCATCCTGGAAGACACGAAGCGCAAGCAGCGCGACACCGTCGTCGGCGACCTGGTCGACTTCGACAAGCTCTTCGAGGTGCTCGTGCGCGTCAAGCGCGAGAAGAAACTTATCAACAACGCTGTCGCGATCCGTGTCCTGGCCGAATGCGCGCAGCTCTGGCTCGATCACGAAAAGCAATCGGCCGGCGCTGCCGAAACAAAGCCTTGATCGACGCGCGCCATGAATTGCGCCGATCAGCGCGTCCTCTGGCCATAGGTCAGCTATCGGCTCGGCCATGAATTGCACCAATCGCGACTTGCTCGCCAGTCGCAGAACCTATCGATCGGCGCCGATCAACCGCGCCGATCGACGCTTCCACAGCCCTGCATCGCAGCTATCAACCAGCAGCGATAGATGGCTGCTATCCGTCCGAAATTGCCTAAAAAATAGGCAGCTCTAAGCTGTTGTTTTTTAAGGAAAAACGCGATCGCAGAGTGGGCTGTAGGGTAGTGGGGGCGTGCGCTGGGGCCTCGTACGCGGGCGATACGCCCGGTTTACGCGGCTTTTCGGTAGGCGAAAAAAAGCCATGTTTTCAGAAACTATTGAGGGGCCACGATGACCGCTCGAGGTCGCCCGCCGAAGCCTACGCACCTGAAAGTGCTCCAGGGCAAGCCGGGCCATCGGCCTCTCAACGAGGACGAACCGCAGCCCGATGTCGTCGACGAGACACCGGAGCCGCCCAAGCACCTGAGCGGAGTCGCTCGGGCGGAGTGGGAGCGCGCCTATCCGATGCTGGCGCGCAACCGCCTCATCACCGAAGCGGATCTCACCGCGTTCGCCGCGTACTGCCAGGCCTACGGCCGCTGGCAGGAAGCCGAGCACATGATTGCGAAGCAGGGCCTGGTCGTTCTGACTCCCAATGGTTTTCCGGTCCAACACCCGTACCTTGCGATCGCCAACAAGGCCATCGAGCAGGTGCACAAGTTCCTCACCGAATTCGGCATGACGCCGTCCTCGCGCTCGCGGGTCTCGACCGCCAGCGTCGTGGGCGGCGCCGGCGCGAAGAAGAACAAGTTCCGGGAGCTTGCCAGTGGCGCATCGAGCTCGAAAGCAAAGCGGTCCGCGTGACTTCGTCGCCGTCGCCGATGCCTTCGCTCGCCGTGCCGTAGCCGATGTTCGCGGCGAATCGAACTGCCGATGGATCCGTCTTGCGGCCTCGCGCTATCTGCGCATGCGCAAGACTGCGGCGGAAAAGGGCGGGAGTTACCGCTTCTCGCGGCAGATCGTTCAGCAGGTCTGCGAGTTCATCGAGCTGCTGCCGCACGTCGAGGGCAAGTGGGACTCGCCCACCATCGTCCTGCACGAGTCGCACGTCTTCTTCTTGGTGAATCTGTTCGGGTTCCGCGTGCGCGCGAGCGGCTGCCGCCTGTTCACGATCGCGCTGTTGGCAGTGGCTCGGAAGAACGCCAAGAGCACGCTCGCGGCGGCGATCCTGCTGTACTGCCTCTTTTACGAGAACGAGCAGGGCGCGCAGGTCATTACGGCGGCGACCACCGGCGACCAGGCCCGGATCATCTTCAACATCGCGAAGCGGATGCTGGAGAAGTCCGCTCAGGACGATCCCGAAACGGGCGGGTTGATCGGCGCCTTCGGTGCGCAAGTTTTCGCCAGCGCGCTGGTGAACCCGGAGATCGGCGGCAACCTGAAGCCGATCAATGCCCACGCGTCCACGCAGGACGGCTTGAACCCGTCGCACACGGCGCTGGACGAGATCCATGCGCACAAGAACGCTGACCTGCTGAACGTGCTGCAGTCCGCGGCCGGCGCGCGCGATAACCCGCTGTGGCTGTACACGACCACGGAGGGGTATGAGACACCCGGCCCGTGGCCGGAACTGCGCGCCTTTGCGCGGCAGGTGCTGGAAGGCATGGTCGAGGCCGACCACTTCTTCGCGCTGATGTTCGCCCTCGACGACGAGGTCGGCAAGGAAGGGGAGCCCGGCTACCAGCCCGCCGACGACGACTTCGACGAGTCGAAGTGGATCAAGGCCAACCCGCTGCTGCGGGTCAATCCGGTGCTGGAGCGCGAGATCCGCAAGGCCGCGATCCAGGCCAAGCACATGCCTTCGACGCATGCGGAGTTCCGCATCAAGCGTCTGAATCGCCAGAGCGCCGGCGCGCGCACCTGGCTGAATATCGACCGCTGGAAGCGGTGCGCGCAACCCATCGACCTCAAGGCGATGGAGGCGCTGGATTGCTGGGCGGCTATTGACGCTGCGAGCACGACGGACATCATGGCCGCTCGCTTCGTCTGGAAGGACAAGGCCGGTCACGTCTACACGTGGGGCCGGCGCTGGGTGCCCGCGGAAGCCGTGGCGCAGCGCACCGAGCGCGGCACGGTGCCGTACGCCGGCTGGGTGGAGCTGGGCCTCATCACGATGCAGGACGGCAACGTCCTGGACTACGAGAAGATCGAGAAGGAGCTCATCCCTCTTTTCCAGCGGTTTCGTCCCAAGATCATCGCGTACGACTCCTGGAACTTCCGCAACACGGCGGCGAATCTTGCGGCCAAGGACTACCCAATGCGGGAGTTCATTCAGGGGCCGAAGTCGTATCACCCTGCGATGAAAGAGGCCGAGCGCCTTTACCTGATCGGCGCACTGCACCATGGCGGCGACCCGGTACTGAACTGGTGCGCGGCAAACGTGGTCCCGCGCTACGACGCGAACCTGAACATGGCGCCGGACAAAAAGAAGAGCGCCGACAAGATCGACGACGCCGCGGCCCTGTTCATGGCCATTGGCGTCATGAGCGAGCCGGAGCCGGAGAAACCGAAATTCCAGCTCTTCGCCGTCGGCGGCCACGCGACGCAGCCGCAGAAACCCGCAAAACCCTGAAGCCCGCACCCCGCGGGCTTCGCTCTTTCTGGAGAAGCACCATGGCCCTCAAACGCGCGTTCTCGCTCTTGACCCTGAAGGCGGTGGACGAGGAGAAGCGGATCATCACCGGCGTTGCGACGACGCCCACGCCAGACCGGGTCGGCGACATCGTGGAGCCACGCGGCGCGCAGTTTCAGCTGCCGATCCCGTTTCTCTGGCAGCACGATCGCGACCAGCCGATCGGCCACATCACCGAGGCCAAGGTCAGCGACGCCGGCATCGAAGTGGTCGGCAGCCTGGTGAAGATCGACGAGCCCGGGACCCTGAAGGACCGGCTCGACACCGCATGGCAGTCGATCAAGAGCGGGCTCGTGCAGGGCCTGTCGATCGGCTTCAAGGACATCGAGTATTCGCGCATCGGCGACACCTACAGCTACCGCTACCTGAAGTGGCTGTGGCTGGAGCTGTCCGCTGTGACGATCCCCGCCAATGGGGACTGCTCGATCACCGCAATCAAGTCGGCTG